TGTTCCTTTGCCCATTCCAACATCTTCTTTTCATCTTCAAGAAACTCCGCACATTCTGTCAACCATTCTGGCAATTGTAGCCATACAGTCTCACCGTCGTGATTTACTTCAATCTCTCTGTCTGCCAGTATGTTATAAAATGATTTTGCCATGATAATTCTCCTTATAATTTTTGGTAGTATAAATTTGCATATCCTACCCCATAAGAAGAAATTATATGTTTTTTCATCCAATAAATCAACTTATGGTTTGACGGCCTAATCATCATTACAAAGGTTTTCACCATGACTTTCAACGGTCGTTCATGTTGATTTACGTTTACCAGATCGTACCTTAGGTTGTTTTGTGTCTGGTCAAATTTTCAATGATCACGTTTAAATATTTGTAATGCCAATGTCGTGCCAAACATATCTGCGGCCAGGCAGAAATCTTATAACTACCTGATATCATTGGGAATATTTTTTGTTATTTTTTATGTAGCCATAATATAGCTATGTACCGTTTTGGGTGTTGTGTACATTTTCATAAACTTGTATTTATTTTGTATATATTATTTTCGACCCCTATGGCCCCTCTTTGTATAATGTATTATTCATATTATATAGTATGATATGGAATAACCACTTTTTCAGTTGCCATAAAGTGGCATAATCTCAACAAACAAAACCAATTGGCTAGCATAAAATATCGACGTTAAATAAAATATCGCCGTTCAAAAACCAATTAGCCATCATAAAATATCGCCGTTCAAAAAGTGAACACCTCAGCAAACCATAAGAACTTGATTCATCATAACGTGAGTACATATATACCATGAGTATCTGTGTAACATGAGTGCTTGTGTAATCTGTGGGAATTTTATACCTTATTATATAGGGCCAAACGGTACACAAATATTCCAGTTTATTCCAAAACTTTCCATTGACAACCCTATCATAACAATGTTACAATAAGCTATACTACCAAAATATTAATTAAATGGACTTGCTACAATGCTTAAAGAATTAAAAACAACTCACAGAAAAATTTGTCAATTATCTTTTGACGGATTTAATAATACTGACATTGCAGCAAAGCTTGATGTATCTAAATCTACTGTAAGTAAGATTGTTAATTCCGCACTGGGTAAAGCTTACATAAATGGTTTGTTAGATAGAGCTGATACGAAGACACTTGACGTTAGACAAAAACTTGTTCAAATGAATTCATTAGCTCTTGATGCTTTTGATCGAATATTAAAACCAGATTCCAAAGCACCTTATGCAGTTCAATTTAATACCGCTAAAGATGTACTTGATAGAACTGGTTTTAAACCTACCAATAATCATAATGTCGACATGAGCTTACACACTAAATCTGATGAAGACCTTGAAGCAGAAATTGCAGCTCTTGAAGCTTCTATTGTTCGTACATATAATGATACCATAAACAATCCTCCAAATGAAACTGATGATTCAGATTCTGACTCCGATGATGATTCAGATATTAGTGACGAGGATTAATTAATATGTCTATCAATCGCGCCCAACGGGAACAGTATTTAACACTCCTTAAAGAAAAATCCCGGCGGATCAAAACAAATAAAATAACAACGTATTATCCCGAAACTGGACCGTTGGCGCGCGATAAATATCCTAAACATATGCAGTTCTTTGAATCTGGTAAACGATTTGCTGAACGATGTATTATGGCTGCTAACCGTATTGGTAAGTCTGAAGGTATTGGTGCATACGAATTAACTCTTCACTTAACTGGGTTATATCCAGACTGGTGGCCAGGAATAAGATTCAACAGACCAATAACATCTTGGGCAGCAGGTACAACAGGTACGACAGCTCGTGATATTGTACAATATAAACTTATTGGCCCACCGGAAGAAAAAGGAACTGGCCTAATCCCAGGCAAATTAATTCAAAGCACCACACCAAAAGCCGGTGGTGTTCCTAACGCAGTAGACACCATATTAGTCAAACACCGTTCTGGTGGATTATCAAAAGTTAAAATAAAATCATACGCAGAAGGTCGTAAGTCATTTGAAGGTACAGAACAAGACTTTATATGGCTTGATGAAGAATGTCCATTAAAAATATACACTGAGTGCGTTACTCGTACTATGACAACTAATGGTCATGTCATCCTTACTTTTACACCACTCGAGGGAATTACAGAAACTGTCCAGCAATTTCTAATCGATGGTAAGATAATGGAAGGTTCTGCTGGAGAGAAAATTCTTATCATGGCAACTTGGGATGATGCTCCTCATCTCACGAAGAAACAGAAAGATAAGTTATACGCCAGCTTACCACCGTATCAACGAGAGGCCAGATCAAAGGGTATTCCACAACTTGGTTCTGGTGCTATTTATCCAATTCTTGAAGAAGACATAGTCTGTGATCCTTTTGAAATACCAAGTAATTTTAAAATCGCTTATGGTATGGATGTAGGTTGGAATAAGACCGCAGCTTTATGGGGAGCAACTGATCCAAGCACTAATGTTAGTTACATATACTCTGAATATTATCGTGGTAAAGCTGAACCAATTATCCATGCAGAAGGAATAAAAATTCGTGGTGATTGGATACTTGGCGCTATTGATCCAGCAAGTCGTGGCCGTAGTCAAATTGACGGTAAACAACTTTTTAAAGCGTATCGTAAGTTAGGCTTAAAAATATATAAAGCTGATAACTCACGAGAAACAGGAATTCAAAAAGTCTGGCTTGATTTATCTACAGGTAAAATTAAAATATTTAAAACTTGTGTTAATACACTTGCAGAGTATAGATTATATCGTCGAGATGAAGATGGTAAAATCATAAAAGAAAATGATCACTTAATGGATTGTCTTAGGTATTATAAAATGTCTGGGCAAAAGCGAGCAAAGACTAAACCACCGTCAATTAGAAAACTTGACCCATGGGCGCAAAAAATATCATACAGTCCTCGAGATGCTGTAATAGGAATATAATATGCCAGAACCTGCTTACAATAATGAAGACCTTGACATGATGTCTGAAAAAGATTCTTTGTATTTTGAAACAATGGATGCTTTATGTCAATCATTGATTAAGAAACGAGATCTTGCTGTAGCATTTCGTGCATCATCTGGTATTGAACGTCGTTGGCGAGAAGATGAACAATTACTTGAAGGAAGTCTTGACTACCCCAGTATGGATACAAGCATGTTAGCTTATGCTACAGGGGAAGCTCCAGCAAGATCAAGTAATACACCTAATCGTAGTATGATAGAAATTAATATTATACGCAATAAGTGTGAAGTAGCAATTGGTCGATTTGTTGATATTATGTTACCAACAGATGCAAGAAATTGGGGACTTAAGGTTACTCCTGTACCAGAACTTGAGCAAGCACTTAAAGATGAGCGAATGGCTGCAAGAGCTGATACAGGTGAACCAATAACCACTCCTGATGGCCAACAAGTTACCATGGCTGATATCGCTAAGAATGAGCTAACCATTGCACGAGATAAAATGAAGTTAATGGAACTTGAGATTGATGACCAATTAACTGAATGTAATTATAATGGTGAATTAAGAAAAGTAATTAAAGAATCTGTTAATGGTGGTACTGGGATAATTCGTGGACCTAATGTAGTTAAGAAGTTACGAAAATCTTATAATAAAATAATTGAGAATGGTAAAGAAGTTTATCAATTTACAGTATCTGAGAAACATCAACCTGCTTCTGAATGTGTATCTAAATGGCAAATATACCCTGATCCTGATACAACGGATAATGTTAAAGAAACAATGGGGCATATTTTTGAACGACAAGATATTAGACCCAGTGAATTATTTAATCTAATCAACATTAAAGGTTATCAAGAAAAACAAATCTTACAAGTCCTTAAAGAAAAACCTAAACGCACAGAAGTAACTCGAGCGGAAAATTCTAATAAATATAAAACAATTCAAAAACTTGCAGCAGATAATGATTTGTATGAAATGTGGATTTATTATGGTGACCTTAATCGAGATGATTTAATGGCCATTGACATAGATGTTTCTACAGCTCCTGAAGCTACAATGTTATCCGCTTGTGTTGTTATGGTAAATGATCGACCAA